CGACGATCATGCCCGGCAGGCCGGGGCGGATGTTCGCGCTGTAGGTGGTTTGAACGGCGGGCATTATTTGGCACCTCCTTTCCAGGCGTCGTTGAGACGCGCTTCGTAGGCCGACTGACCGTTGTCATTCGGGGCGGTGGTGGTCTTGCGGTCGCCCAGGGCGCGGCGCACCGGATCGACGTTGGCGTCCTCGACCAGCAGGTCGAAGCGAGCGTCGATGTAGGCCTCGGTCTTGCCGGCGATGGCGGCATCGCCCAGCTTGGCCACGACCACGGCCTTGCGGATCTCGGCCGGAGACTTGCCGGTGTAGTCGCCGTCGGCGATCTGGACAGCCAGGGCCAGCAGGTCGGCGCGCTCGGTCACCAGCTTGTCGATGGCAGCGTCGTTCAGGACCTTGCCCTTCAGGCCGTCAATCTCGGCGTCCTTCTTGGCAAGCTCGGCATCCTTGGCGGCCAGCGCGGAGGCATGGGCGTCCTGGATGTTCTTGAGGTTTACGCCCGCGTCCTGCAGCTGCCTCTGCAGCTTCTCGACGACTTGGGCGCCCTGCTCGGTGGTCTCGATCGTGAGGCCATCGACCAGGAGTTTGCGGAGTGCATCAGCCATGTCATGGCCTCCTTTCGGTTTCTGCGCAGGGGGTTTCGCAGCGGGGCTGCGCGAGTCCCCGATGCGTAGTTGCTCGCCGCCTCGGGCCTTGTCGACCAGGGCGAGGTGGTTCATTCGCATGTCCGTGACGATGGCGTCGTAGGGTTCGCCCTCGGGGGTGACGCCGTCCTGGAACACGACGGAGGCCTCCAAGCCCATGGAGAGCTCGCGCTTGCCGGCCTCGTAGTCGCGGATGGTGTTGGCGTCCATCAGCACCAGCGGCACCTGGACGAAGTCGCCGTCGCGAAGGACCTCGGCGCCGGTGTTGCCGACAGCCAGCTCCTTCCAGTTGTCGGCGTTCACCTCGCCGTGGTGGTCGTTGGTCATCGGGCGGAAGGCGTAGGAGCGCATGGCGTCCTCAGCGAACACCGCCTCCGGCGGCCGGTAGACCCGCACCAGAGGCATTTCCGGCTTGCCGACCTCGGAACCGAGGTAGTCCTGCACGCCGATGCGGGCCACCTTGGCCACGGCCACGAGGTAGCCGTCAGTGGTCCGGCGAACCCCGGACACCGACAGGGAGTGGTCGAGAAGGAGCATTGCTATTCCTCGTTGAGGTCGTCCGACCAGCTCGGGGTGATCTCTTCGAAGATCTCCGGGCCAAGCTCGATGACGCCGCGGTACGGCTCGACCTGGTCAAGGTCGACGCTGCCGGGCTGATAGGTGAAGGTGATGTGCGGCTGGTAGTCCGGCCAATCCCAGGAGGCGCCGGCGTCGAGGATGTCCTGGTGGCGCCAGGTCAGCTCGGTGTTGTTGAACAGCAGGACGATGGCGCCCTCGCCGAACTGCTCGACCATGCGCGGGCCGCCGGCGGAGCTGGTGAGGTTGCCGTTCGGCTTGTTGGTCCAGGCCTGCGCGACCGCCATCCAGTCGACCGGAGTCTTGCTGTAGGCGACGGTGACGTGCAGGTCTTCGGCCGGGAGCGTGGTCTCGAAGCCCTGGGCCTTCGCCCAGTCGATGATCGCGCCAGCGTTCAGCACCTTGCGGGACACGTAGAGCGTGCGCGCTGCGGCGTCCTGCAGCTTGGTAGTGCCGCCCTCCTCTTCCTGGCCGTCGTCCGGCACTTCGGAGCCGAACTCCTCGAGCGCAGACTCCAGGCCGGGCATCACGCTGTTCGCCACCAGCAGGGTCTCGGCGGCCTTGCTGAGAGCGTCCGGCGGGAAGAGCTTGGTCTCGCCGATGGTCTTGATGGTCTCGGCGGTGGTCTTGCCGATGTCCGCCCGCTCCTTCGCCGTGGTTTGCCAGAGGCTGTTCCAGACGTAGTGGATCTCCGGCGGCCGGCTGCCCAGCGCGGAGCGCACCAGGCACTCGTCCAGCACCGACATGGCTGGCGTGATGTCCAGTTCCTGGCTCGACTGGATGCGGTCGTAGTAATTGCGCAGATCCGCCTCGCCGGTGGAGTTCATGCCGGCAGGCGACTGGCTGAGCATGCGGGTGGCCGGAATGTCGGCGGCGCCGCAGCCGTTCTGCAGGAAGCGGTCAATGATGTCCGGCAGAGTGCCGAAGTTGGCGGACTTGCTGTCGTATTCCTCTTCCTTGTCCAGCAGCAACGAGCCATTGATGCCTTTGGCCGTTGCAGCAAGGCGGACACGCTCCAGCAGCTTCTTCTGGTACTCCTTATCGTTCATGCCCTGCATGAAGTCAGGGATGCGGATAACGTCGACCTTCGCCTCGAAGATCAGGCTGGCTACGTTGGCCATGGTGCTGTCGATCTGCTGGATGGCCTCAAACACGGCCTGCAGGACCGAGTCGCCCCACCCGAACTGGTTGCCGCTGGCCAGGTCCTGGTCGGGAATGTCGGCGCCGGTGAAGATCACCAAGCGGGACGGGTGAATCTCGATCGCGCTGCCGCCCAGGCGGTAAGCCTTGGGCTTGCCGTAGTTCGGCGACATCACGTCGCGATCCTGCTCGGTGGCAGACAGGTCGCGCCGGCTCATCACCGTCAGGTACTTGATGCCGCCAGCCTTGATCCGGTCAGGCAGCAGCGGCTTGCTGGTATCGATGTCGCCCGTACCGATGAAGATCGCAGCGCCACCCCATAGCCGCGCCTTGATAAGGGCCTCCATGGTGCGCGCCTTGACCTGCAGCCGCTTCTCCTCGGCCTCGATCTTCTCGATCTGCGCCTTGCTGGCCTGCCACGCCCGCCAGCGCCGGGTGGCGTCCTTGGCGGGGATATCGACGACCTTGCGCGGGAACCAGGCGCCCCGATAGGCGTTGAGCAGCTGCTCGTCGGTGAGCAGGACCGGCGCGTAGAAGCTGCCGGCGGCCTTGTCGCGCTCCGTGCCCAAGTTGGCCACGAAGTTGACCAGCTTGTCGCTGAGGAAGCGAACTACGCCCATTAGGAAACACCTGCGAGGGAGTACCGATTGATCGGGAACTCCTTGTGGATGAAGTAGCCACCCGCGTCATTGGGGTGGTCGATGTCGGCCGACTTGTCCGGCTCACCGTTGCTGCCCCACACCTGTTGCTCCAGGGCGTCGGCATAGGTCGGGCACCGGTCGGGGTTCACCCGATACCGCCGCTCGCCCTTGGCGTTGCAGAACATGGCGTTCATGGAGTTGATCCGGTCCTTGACCGGAGGGTTGGCGGCGGGCGCCGAGACGATGAAGCCGGCCTGCTTGAGCAGCGCGATGTCGGTCTCGCTGGCCCGGACGGATTTGCGCGAGTCGCCAGAGGCGTCGGGGTAGATCCTGATCTGGCGGGTCGGCCGGTAGTCGCCGTCGGCGTACAGCCAGAACCGCTCCTTCAGCTGGCGGATCATGTCCGGCGTGTCGTAGCCGTTGATGATCTCGTCGACCGCGTGTGGCAGGCCCAGGCGCTTCACATGCACCACGGCAGCCATCTTGCCGACGTTGAAGTCCATGCCCACGAACAGTGGTTCGCCGGGCTGCGCGGTCTCCTGCGAGGCGTTTAGCTTGCGGTCATAGGCCGTGTAGATCGTGCCGGACGTCAGGTTGACGAACTGGCCGCGCAGGTACGCCGCGATCAGCTGCGGCGGGTACGACTCCATCAGGGAATCGATGTAGTCGTCCGGGAGATTCGCCTCGTTGTCGTAGGTGCTGGCCTGGACCAGGCCGTACAGCTCCTGCAGGTGCGGCTTCTCGCGCAACTGCTTCACGAACTGCTGGAAGACGAACTTGAAGCCTTCCGGGGTGGTGGTGACGTCCACGCGGTTGCGCAGGCCGTCCACCTTGTAGCGCATCCGCGCGATGATCTTGCGCCAGGCCTGCTGAGCCTTCTGCGCTGGTAGAACGTCGATTTCATCGCTCAGCGCACGGCCGACCTTGAAGCCGACGATGGTCTGCGGTTTCTCCATGGAGCGGCAGATGATCGTCGTGCGGTAAGCGCTGCCGCTGTAGAGGTGAACCTCATGGTTCGCCTGGTTGATCTTGGTCCGCAGCCCCCAATCGAAGGCCACCTCCTCCATCGTCGGATAGAAGATGTCGCGGATCTGGGCGTAGGTCGGGGCGAAGTAGCCGGCGTTGATGCGCGGCCATTCCCAGGCGTGCTGGGCGAGGCCCGAGCAGCCCACCCAGGTCTTGCCTGAGCCGAACCCGGCCACGAAGCCGCAGAACTTGTGCGGCAGGGCCAGGAACTTCGCCTGCGGCACGTTAAGCGTCGGCATCGCGCACCCTCGCGTCGATGATGGTCACCGCGACGCTGGTCGGCGGCGCATCGTCCTCGGGGTTCTCCAGCAGCTTCAGCTCGGCGCGTTTCTTCGCCACTTCCAGGCGCTTCAGCTCGATGTCCAGGGCGGCAGACTCGGTGCCGACGTGCCTGCTCAGCAACTCCAGGTTGCGGAGCTTGTCCGGCCACTTGACCTTCCGGAGCACGCCGGCGATGCGGCGATCGTCACCGCGGCCTTCGAACATCTCGGCGACCTCGATGCCGGAAAGGAACTGGCGCCAGACCTTGGGCCACTCGCGGATCGGCTTGAAGCTTCCGTCGTCCTCATGGATGTCCAGGACGTCCATCTCGTCGATCTCGCGCAGGCGGCGGACGACGTAGTCGGCCGATACCTCGGTGCGCTTCGACCGCTCGGCCATGGCCTGGGCGATCGCTTCGGCCACCTCGGGGATGCGGAGCAGCTCGTAGCCCATCTCGGCCGCGCGCTTCTTGGCATACCCGGCTCGGATGGCTGCCTGCGTCGCGTTGAGGTCGACCAGGTACTCCTCGACGAACAGGCGCCGCTTCTTGTTCAGCGCCATAGTGACCTCGGATTAGGGGTGGCGGCTTCTGCGGTCCACCCCATCCCAGCGCCAGTCCTGCTGAAATATCTGTCTCCGGCGTGACCAGGCGTAGATCACCACGCCGAGGTGCATCACCACCGCCCAGGGGCTTACCCAGTAGCCCTTTGCCAGCTCGACCAGCAAGCCGAAGGCTCCGAGGGCGACCAGGTAGAACGAAAGGCTCAGGATCGGATGCTCGAACAGGTGGACGGAGCGCAGGAAGTCCAGCGCAGCCAGTACCACGAGAATGCACAGCAGGGCGTCCAATCCCATGAGGATCGAGTTCATCATGGTCAGGCACCTCGGGGCGTGAGGAAGCGCTCCGCAAAGGCTTTCAGGCCGGGGATCACGTTCATGGCCAGTAGGCCTATGGTGAACGCGACGCCGGCGAGGAAGGCGTCATCCAGGGGGATGAGGTAGGTTCGGGATAGCCAGCCAGCGACGGGCTGGGTCCAGTAGGTGGCGCAGCCAAACCCGGTGCCGACGGCCAGGGCGGCCTGGAGGCGGGTCAGGTCTTTCAGGAAGCCGAGCGAGAGGATGGAGCCCCAGAACCCGGCGATGGTCACGCTGTACTTGGCAAACAGCGCGCCAATACCGATGGAGGTCGTGGGTTCCATCTGGTCCTCCGGCTGAAAACAAAAAACCCGGCGCAAGGGCCGGGTTTCGGTGTGTTTATTCGTGCGGGTGTAGCTGTGCACAGTGGCAAAACGATACCCAAATGCTCTTCAAATCGTCAAGCGACCTGTTTCAGGCGCTCCCGCTGGGTCCAGTAGGCAGCCACGCGGTCATGGTATCGCTGGTGCACCTCGGGCAGTTCCAGGACGTCTTCGCCCCACTCTGCTCGGTACGCCTCTCCGTACCGCTTCATCCGCGCCGCCCAGGCTGCCAGCTGGTGGTCTGACATTCCGCGCAGGCGCTCGGCCAGGCGCTGCTGGTGGTGCTCACGGCGCTGGGCATACAGCTCGGCCCGAGCCTCGGCGACCACGTCCCGGTCGTTCTCCAGCCAGCGCCAGCCCGGCCCCTTCCGGAGCCCGCTCTGCTTCGCCACCACCTCGGCCACCGGCTTCAGCGCCTGGGCATCCAGTTTGTCGACGTGGCGCGCCAGCCGCTCCCAGGTGCTGGCATAGTCCCGCGCCCAGTTGCAGGGGTCGACGGGGCAGCCCAAGCGCTCCTCGATGAACAGGCAG